CAATTCGCTGTTAAAATCCATATAATCCATAAATCTGCGAGTGTAAAACTCCGCAGTCTCTAGAGCTCTTCTTGTAAGCATATTAACCTCTTCCATAGAGGCTGACTCACTATTCTCGCTAGTGTGCTTATAAACTCCTCCGTTGCTTATCTGAAACGCAGAGAAAGGCATATACTCAGCTTGAGTAAACCAAATAAGCATTGGCTTTATATAGGTCTCCAAAAGTGTCTTATAATTAGCGTTAGCTGCGTCATCAATAGTGTCATTAATAACTAACTCTTGCATCTTATTATACAACTTACCACCTAAGTAATTCTGTATATGCGTATCTTGGGCCACCTCAACAAACTGTACGATCTTATCCGGATCAACAGTTCCGCCGATAATCGACTTCTGCTTAATATCTTTTATTGTTACAAATAACGCTTTCTGTGCCATACTTATTTGCTTGTTGGGTAAGCTCCTCTATTAGGCATATCCTTCGGTGCAATAGGCACCTCAGAAGGATTATTCGGTGCTTCAAAGCCCTCCGCTAAAGCCTCGTCTTCGCTTACTCTTGTTTTCTTTTTATACACTCTCTTCTCCCAGTAGTGGTGACAGTTCTTACCGCCCTTATACTTAAATAAAGAGTAGTTTCTTCCGTTGTGTCCTAGTTCGTTGTTTATACCTCTGAACGACATCTGATTGATGTCCTCTAGCCTAAACACAATTTCTCTCTCTGTTAAAGACTCCATTCTACTGCAGAACTGTCTGCTATTTGGAGATTTACGCATAGGCATATAGGCGTACCTTACTTTATACCCCTTATTATCTTGCGTTGAGGTTTTACCTGGTTTAGCGTCATCTTCTGTTACACTAGCAAGCTCTACCTTTTCAGCAGACACTAACTCCCACTCGTCAGAGATTACTTCTCCAAACTCTTCTAGCTGATCGAATAGGTCGTCAAACTCGTCATCAGATAGATCAGAGAGTTCCTCTGGCTCTTGCTTAGATAACTTCTCACCAGTCTCCTCTTCTCTTTTAACTTTAGTAGAGATATTGTCCAGTTCAGTAAACTCAATTGGTTGTAGAGTTACAAAGTATAGGTTGAGGTATATATTGTTAAAGGATAGTATCTCGTTTAATCCATCAATAATCTGCTGTTGGAATGGACGAATAACCATATTGTCCATAATAATAGAAGCTGTGCGAAGCTCCTCAGCGTTGTTACCGAATCCGGTATTGTCCTTAATACCTAATAAGATAGGAGACACAATTCTGTGGCCCAACATAATCTTCTCTCTAGACTCGTCTGCTAGGAACTGATACTGAGCGTGCGCATCAGGTAAGTGAATCGGATCAATAGACGCTTGATCCTCTGCCGACTCGTTGAACGTAAGTATGAATTTACCTGCATTCGAACTTCCGCTAAATTTATCATAGATCTTTCTTTCGATTAACTCTTGAGTTTCTTCGTTAGGGATTCCATTGTTAAAGTTAACCAGCAGACTGGGCTGTAAACCGTTCTGAATATTGTTGATGTGATAGTTTGCCACTTCTTCTTCAAGTTCAGCATACTGAAGACACCCATTATAATCGACAGGAGCATAGTAATAGAATCCAGATTTATAAGGTTTGAATATATACAGTTCTACGGCATCTGATTTAGATCCGTTGCCGAAGGTTGGTATTCTTTTTGGCTTATCGCTAGGCTTGATCTCAGACCACTTAGGGTGGTAGTAATAAGCCTCACACTTTCCACCTTTAGCCTTTTCAGCTCTCAAGGTCTCCATAGGGAAGTGACGCACTTGCACAATAGCAGTCTTTGCTTTGTTGTAGATTACCTGTACAGCCCCTTGTCCTAATAGCTTGTAGTCGTTTACTAGCTTACGCATACAAGAAGGCTTAAGAAGAAGCTTCATCTTGGCATACATCTCAGGCTTTTCCTTGCTATCTGTAGCATCTAAACCTCTACCATAGATCATCTCTGTGATACCATTGATACAGCAAGCATTAGTAGGACTACCCATATATTTCTCTATTAAAGACTCAAAGTAGTCTTGCCCGTCATCTCCACAAGTGTAAAGAACCCAATCTTTGCGATCGTCCTCTATTACCTCTGTCTTGCCCGTCATCTCCACAAGTGTAAAGAACCCAATCTTTGCGATCGTCCTCTATTACCTCTGGCGATTGATAACCGCTGAGGTTTACCATCCTAACGCTATTTTTGTATTGCTTAGGCTGCTGAGGACTCTTGATTGTTCTTATTGTATGCTTTGCCATATTATAAAACTATATAGCTATCTTCACCGTCATCGTACTTTTTATAGTCGTTCGGATAGCTGTAAACTTTCTTCTTATCGGTCTCGCTAGTAACAAATATTGTATCTCTATATACCAGCAGATCATCATTCTTTATTTCTATTCTATATACAGACCCTTCTTTTAGGTCAGACGTAGACAATATTGTGATGTCTAAATAATTACCGTTGCTAGACAAAGCAAACCTCCACCCTTCAGTAGCAGTACTTTCGTCAAAGTCCCAATCAAAATTGGTGTCCTCCCAAGTGTAGTCTACTAAATCCCATTCTAGGTCTGCTACAGGCAAGTAAGAGTTGGTAATATTAGTCTCCTCGTCTGTTATATATACCAAACACTCCAATATGTCCGCAGCTTCATAGCTAGACGGTACTACTGAGAATGTTTGCTCCGTTGTTATCGGCTTTAATCTTATCACAATAAGATAACTAAATGCCTAGCATTTTGTTTTTATTTAGGTATAAAAAAAGCAGCCTTACAGGGCTGCTCTTCTTGATCTAGGCTGTGTTGTTAAAGATTATCCCTCAACAATTGTAGCCTGTGTAGTGAAGTCTCCTCCAGTGATTGAGTTAGCAGGAGTTCTCTCCATACCTGTAAACGTAAGGGTGTATCCCGAAAGGTCGCCCATAGCTGCACCTGTTACGATAGTACCACCTGTTACGTCTGCTCCGTGCTCTCTCCCTACTAAGAAGAAGTTTCCGTTGTAGTCCTCTACCACAATATGCGGACGGCCGAACGCTAACAATTTGATAGCTTGGTTGTCGGCAGCACTCAATTTAGGTAGGGTAAGTTCTAGTACCTGCTCAAAAGCAGTTGTTCCGTTCTCTCTAGAAGACTGGATATTCTGTGTTAAAGAAGAGTTTCCTTTAAGCTCGTACTGGTAGAAAGTGTCTCCTGAAAACTCCGTTGAAGCAATAGAATCGTCTGCGCCTGGTGTAGTAGAGATTCCGTAGTTCGCGAAGTAAACATTCTTAAGACCACCTACTGAGTCCTTGCAAGGTAAAGCTCTTCCCGCTGAAATGTCACAACTCATAATTTATCTTTTATTATTAAAAAAGGGCAGGTAGGCTCGAGGCTTACCTACCCTTCTTTGTTATACAATTAATTTATTAAGCTAAAGTTAATAAAGAGATGTCTGATCCAACTCCGTATTGTACCCCAGCAGTAAATCTCATAATTACGCGAACGTTTTGAGATCCGTCTAGGTCAGCCATATCAATAACTTTAACCTCGTTGTGGTCAGAAAGAAGACCAGTACCAAAGTACAAGTTAGAAGCTTCACCCGCAACGATGTGATCAGCAGGCATTCCTGGTGCGTGTTGGATTTTTACCCCGTCGAAAGAAAGAGCGTTACCCATATCGTACCACTGAGATCCTTGTGCGTTTGTACCAGCAGCACCTAATCCAGAAGCTCCGAATCCACCTAACGAGCGGATATAAGCTTTAAGGGCTACAGTAGGAACGTAGATAGTAAGATCCTCACGACCGTAAACAGTTGAAGGAACTACGTCTAATACGTTCTCTAAAAGACCAACAATGTTGTCTTTAGTGAAAGAAGTCTCAGATCCGTTAGCAGCGTCGTTTACGTCACCGTCAGCAGCAAGAAGGGTAGTGAACCCGTCAAACTCACCAGCAGTAGCGTCAACTCCACCCCAGATGTTCTGCTCAGTTTTCTCAGCTACTTTCCCAGCAACGTGTGCGATAAGGAAGTCAGCAAAGTTAGGAGGTAATTGATCGAATGCTCCTACGCCCATAGAGATAGCCTCCCAGTCAGAACGGAAGTCTTTCTTACAAAGCTCTACGTTTACTTGGAACTCTTCTGGTTGAAGGATGCGCTCAGTAAGAGTCACAGCTCCAGTGTCAGTAAAGTCACAAGTAGCGTCAGCGATTAATCCTGAAGTATCAACTTTCTTGATTACCTCTTTAAATTTTACGTTCGGCTTGATGCCGATCGCGCTTTCGTTCAGGGTCTTCCCTGAAAGTAACGCTGCTGAGATATACTGTCCCGCAAATTCACCAGCGTAAGTAGTAGTAATTGATGTAGTAGTTGCCATTTTAATTAATTAATTACTTGTTAAACATTTTCTCATACACAACGCTCATAGTGTTGCGTGGCTTGATTCCAGAGAAAAACTGCGGCTTAGTGCTAGTTTCTGCTTCTGGTGTGTGTTGAATTGGCTCAGCCGCTGGCTCGTCAGCAGAAAGCTCTTCTTTAGATAGCTCTTCAGCAGGAACCTCTACTTCCATTTCTTCAGATCCCATCTTTTCTACGATTGCCTCGTACATCGCTTTCATCTCTGCAACAGCAGATTCAAGCTCTTCTTTTGTAGCATATTTCATTTCTTCCTCTGCTACGTCTTCCGCTACTTCTTCAGGTTTTGCCTCATCTTCTGGCATCTCCTCAAGCTCAACAGCGTCGTTTACTTCTACTTCTTCTGCAGCTAATTCTACTTGCTCTACAGCAGTATCTTGAATTTCTTCAGAAGAAAGCAGCACAGACTTTAATTTGTCTACGATTTCAGTTGCTTTCATAAATTTCAATTTATATTAGGTTAACTATTACTTACTTAGGTTGTTGTATTTTCATATTCGGCCGATCCCCTGGTTAATCATATTACCTTTGCAGCACTTGCGACTGTACAAGCCATTACGACACAAACAAGCCCTTCTATTTTCTCTAGGACTAGTTCGGCTAGGATTATATCTACTGCGATTTCTACGCATAGCTTTGTGTCTTTTGTATAAAGAAGATAATGTCCCAAACCTCAGCAGTACCTCCTACAGCCTCTATCTTGAGTTGCGATCCGTTTTCTGCGAAACTAGAATCTGCATAGTACTGGAACATCATATGTTCATCGTGAACGACATCATTTCCTTTAGGGAAGGGTACATCCTCTCCAACTCTAGTATAAGGTGTTCCGTTCTGAGAGTCTAAGTGTACTCGTAAAAAAGTCTGATTAGCGTTAGGAGCAGAAGCTTTAAACACAACGGTCATCAAATAAACGTCATTTAGGTTGTCCGCTAGAACTGTATTATTGCTTCCGTTGTAATAGTCTATACCGTCATAGCTTCTGTATACTGTTGCTCCGTCGTTAGGAAGTACCACTTCTGTATCCAGTGCTAAAGAAAGTTTGTTTGATGAGGTGTAAGTTCCATCATCGTATCTTGTCCAGCCGAGTCCAGTTCCTGAACCACTTTGAGGATAAAGCTTAACCCACTCTCCGTTGTGTACAGTCCAGACTCCTGATGATGTTGTGACATATGCGCCTTCTTCTATGTTATATAATAATCTTTCAGCGTCAGTGTTAACGTCCGCCTTTACTTTGTATGATGTATTGTAAACGTTTGCCATTATTGTTTAGGTACACAGTTAGGAACTTTACGTCCGTCTTTGTCTTTCATTCCAATTTGCTCGTATCCTTCTTGACAAGGATTTTCTAGCTTAACGTCCGCTAGTTCGTCTAGGCCCTTTAGCTTAGACTCTACCCAGTTCTTCATTGACTTACCTCCCCATAGCAAGTAGCTAATTGTACCGCAAGCCTCTGGCTTTGCTGGGTCGTAATACGCTTCTGCGCGACTTAGGTAGCTGTAGATTCTCTTCAGTGTTGGTAGTGTGAAG